GCAATGGCCGGACAAGATCAAACGGCAGCGGCAGGAAGAGGGACGCCCCTGCCTGACGATCAACCGTATGCCGGCGTTTATCCGCCAGGTCATCAATGACGCCCGACAGAATAAACCATCAATCGTTACACATCCGGTAGACAACGGCGCGGACGAGGACACCAGCGAGGTTATCAACGGTATCCTGCGGTCCATCGAGCGCAACAGTCAGGCCGATGTAGCTTATGACACCGCAATCGATCACGCGGTATCAGGCGGGTTTGGCTTCTTCCGCATCAGTCTTGATTATGCACATGATGAATCTTTTGATCTGGAAGCAAGAATTGATCGGATAGCCAACCCGCTTTCTGTCCATTGGGATGTTAATTCCACGGAGTTCGACGCCTCGGATTGGGATTACGCCTTTGTCAGTGATTTCCTGACTGAAGAGGAATTCAAAAACAAGTACCCGAAGGCCGATCCGGTATCGTTCGAAGGCGGACAGGTCGCCGACGACATGCAGTACTGGCTTGAGGACAACAAAACCCGTGTCGCCGAATACTGGCTGCGCGAGGAAGAGAAAAAGAAACTCTACCTGATCAGCGGCCCCAAGGGTGCGATGTCGGTACGTGAGGACGCCCTGCCGAAGATGGCGGAGGCGTTCTTGGCGCAGATGGGGCTGCCTGAAGGCGATGAAGACGAGATTGTCCGCTTTTACATGGAGCAGAACCAGCTTGAGATAGCCCGCACACGCGAGGTCGATGCCAAGTCGGTCACGCGCCGCATTATTTCGGGCGCGGAGGTGCTTGACGAGGAGCAATGGCCCGGCAGCATGATCCCGATTTGCCCTGTATGGGGCGAGGAAGTGTTCGCTGATGGCCGGCGTAACTTCCGGTCGATGATCCGCGATGCGCGCGATCCTCAGAACATGTTCAACTTCTGGCGGTCGGCAACAACTGAACTGGTTGCGCTGGCCCCCAAGGCACCCTGGGTCGGCCCGCAGGGTTTTGTGCCTGAAGGACAGGAGAGCAAGTGGGAAAGCGCTAACACGCGGTCCCACGCTTATCTGGAGTTCGATCCGGCTGTAGGCGCGCCACAGCGCGATGCGTTCGCCGGGGTGCCCGCTGGTGCGTTGCAGGAGAGCCTGAACGCTGCGGACGACATGAAGGCGATTATCGGCATATACGACAGCAGTTTGGGGGCGCGGTCGAACGAGACCAGCGGCAAGGCGATCCTTGCCCGTCAGAAAGAGGCGGATGTCTCGAATTTCCACTTCATCGACAACCTGTCGCGGGCGATCCAGTACGCAGGGCGCTGCCTGGTTGAGATTATCCCGGCTGTGTATTCGGAGCGCCAGACGATCCGCATCCTCGGCGAGGACATGAAGGAGAAAGTCATCAAGTTGGGCCAGCAGTCCACGGATGGCGACAAACTCTATGACCTGTCGATAGGCCGCTATGACGTAACGGTAAAATCAGGGCCGTCGTTCTCGACGCAGCGCGAAGAGACCCGGGAGACGCTGATTGAAATCATGCGCGCTGTCCCCGGTGCCGGCCAGTATGTCGGCGATATCCTGCTTGAGCATATGGATTTCCAGGGGGCCGACAAGGTTGCCAAGCGTCTCCGCATGTTGCTGCCGCAGAACGTACAGGACGCCGAGAACGCCGAAGCCCGCGAGGATATACCCGAAGAGGCCCGCGGCGCGATCATGCAGCTTGAAGGCGTTAACAAGCAGCTACAGGGCCAGTTACAGCAGATGCAGCAGGCGCTTGAGTCCGAGCAGGGCAAGGTGCAGGCCGACATGCAGAAAATGCAGATGGAGCGCGAATCAGACGCGGCGAAGTTCAACCTGGACGCAGAGAAGACGCAGGCCGAACTTGAACTGAAGGCCCGTGATATCGCGCTGAAGGAGCGCCACCAGGAGTTTGTAGAGATGCAGGCCGCGCTGGATGCGGAAGAGAAGGCCCGCACCGCGATGGTGTCCGAGCAGGAGACCGGGCAGCGCATGGAAACGGAAGCCAAGTGGCAGGACACCGCGAACGCCTTGCAGATGCTTGTGCAGAAGATGGCGGATAGCGACGCGGTGGCGCAGCAGCGTCACGACGAGGTTATGTCGGTGGCGACTGCGCCCAAGACGGTTCAATTCGAGCGAGGCCCTGACGGGTTGATCGCCGGGGCTACGCAGGAGGTGGCCCCACTGTAATTCCTGCGGTTGCAGGTACCCGCGTCGTGAGACGCACCTTTCCCTTAGATGGAGACTACAGATGACCGAAGAAATCGCGGCAGCCGAAGACGGAGCCGACGAAATCGAGGAAGTGACGGCTGATGAGGTTGAAGAGACCGAACCGGAGGCCGTTGAAGAGACCGCCGAAGATATCGAAGAAACCGACGATGAGGAATCCGAAGAAGAGGATACCGAAGAGCCGGAAGAGATCGAACTTGATTACGGCGGCAACAAATTCCGGGTGGCGAAAGACGCCCTGCCGGAAGAAGTAGCGACCAAGCTGGACGAGTTTCTGAAAGGCTCCTGGCGGTCGCACACCGAAAAAAGCATGGAAGTCGCGGAGCAGCGCAAGGCTTTGGAAGCACAGGAACGTGCAGTCCAGAACCTCGGCAGCCTTCAAGGCGAAATGCTTGAGAAATTTTCTCACGGCCAATCGGTCAAAAAAGAGTTGCAGGAACTAAAGCAGATTGACCTGCCCGCCTTGTGGACGTCCAACCCGGATGAAGCACGGCAGGTGTCGGATTACATCTCTGCCAAGGAAGCTGAACTCAACGCAGTCGCCGGTGAAGTTTCACAGCACGAACAGCAATTGCGCCAGGCGCAGGCGGAGGAATTCGCCAGGCGTTCCGAGGAAGGCAAGAAGCTTGTGCTGAGCCGTATACCGGATTTTCCCGCTCGGGAAGCCGAGGTTATCGACTATGCCATACAGAGTTATGGCGTATCGGAGGCCGACGCGAAGAACTGGGCCGCCAATCCGGTTGCGACCGAAGCGATGTACAAGGCGATGATGTACGACCGTTCGCAGGAAGCTGCGAAGAAGGCCGCGAAACCCAAGCCCGCCGATGCCAAGCCTGTCAAGCCCGTGAAGGGCAAGACGCCGGGAAGACCGAAACTCGACCTGGTGAAAGACGCGGACAAAATGTCGGCCGATGAATGGCTGGCCAAGCGGAATCAGCAATTGAAGCAGCGGGCCTGAGAAGCCCGTCAAGCAGCGTCGTGATGACGCCGCGCTTCCTATCAATGGAGGTCTAAATGGCCAATTCGATCCTCACTCCCACGGCGGTAACGCGTGAAGCGCTCCGCATCCTTCACCAGAAGCTAAACTTCATCGGCAAAATCAATCGCCAGTATGACAGCAGCTACGCACAGTCCGGTGCGAAAATCGGCGACAGCCTCAAAATCCGGCTGCCGAACGAATACACGGTCCGTACCGGCGCAACCCTGTCCGCACAGGACACCACGGAAACCAGCAAGACTTTGCAGGTATCCACGCAGAAAGGCGTTGACGTCAATTTCTCGTCTGTCGAACTTACGATGGACCTGGATGACTTCTCCGAGCGTGTTCTTGATCCGGCCATGTCCGTGCTTGCCGCCAATGTCGAGGCGGACGCCATGAACATGTACAAGGATGTTTACAACCAGGTGAACAACCTTGGTTCCGCGGCCACGCTGAAAAAGATGCTGGACGGCTCCAAAGTCCTGACGGACAATCTCGCGCCGATCTCCGATCGCTGCCTGAACATGAACACGACCGACAACGTCGACCTGGTTGATGCTGTCAAGGGCCTGTTCAACGACCCGGCGAAGATCAGCAAAAACTACCGCGAGGGCATGGTTGCGAATGACTTCCTCGGTTACAAAGAGGTGTTCCAGAACACCCTGTGGCCGAACCATGCATCGGGTACGGATGACGGCACGGGCGATTACCTCGTCAATGGCGGTTCGCAGGACGGCGCAAGCCTGACAATCGATACCGGCGCAGGCACGCTGCTCGAAGGCGATATCTTCACCATTGCCAACGTTAACCGGGTCCACCCGGAAACCAAGGCCGATACCGGCGTACTCCAGCAGTTCGTCGTCACGGCATCGACCGGCACCAGTGCTACGTCGGTTTCCATCAGCCCGTCCATTGTCACCTCGGGCGCGAGTCAGAACGTGGCGGCGGGTCCGGCTGATAACGCGGCCATCACCAAGATCGGTGGCGCATCCGATACCTATGGTATCTCGATGGGCTTCCACAAGGACGCGTTTGCTTTCGCAACGGCCGACCTTGTGATGCCGTCCGGCGTTGATTTCTCGGCTCGGGAAGTTATGGACGGTGTATCGATGCGGATCGTCCGCCAGTACGACATCAATAACGACAAGTTCCCTTGCCGTATTGATCTTCTGTACGGCTACGAAACGCTCCGCGCGCAGCTTGCGACACGCTACGCGAACAACTGAGTCTAGGGGGAGGGGCTTCGGTCCCTCCCTTCTTTTCAGGGTTATCACATGACATTGCTGAGCATGGTTGAGGCCGCTGCCGACGAGATAGGCACGGGCAACCGCCCCACGTCCGTAATCGCAAACACCGCGCCGGATGTGCAGAAATACCTGCGTCTGCTGCACAAGGTCGGAAACCGGCTGCGTGTTGTGTTCGCGTGGCAGGCCCTCACCGAGGAGCGGACCTTCACAGCAACATCCGGCGAGTTGCAAACATCTGCTCTGCCGACCGATTTCGACCGGTTCGTCAAAGAAACGTTTTGGGACCGCACGAACGTAAACCTTGTCTCTGGCCCGGTCGGGGCGACCGAGTGGCAGGGCATGAAGGCCACGAACTATGGCGACACCGCGAACAGGAAAGTGCGACATCGCGGCAACGCTCTACACATCCTGCCGGCCATGTCCGGCGGGGAATCGATGGCGTTCGAATACGTCTCGAAGAACTGGATCGATACGAACCAGGACGGGGTGGGCGATACCTCGGTGTTCGAGGCGGACGACGACACGACATTGCTGGACGAGGAACTTCTAACCCTTGGCCTGATATTCGAATTCCTGGAGACCGAGGGGCTGCCCGCGAACAAGGCGGCGGTCGAATACGAGCAGCGGTTTAACCAGCTTGTGCGAAACGATCAGCCCAATGCGAAGGTGCTGGTTGCCGGGGATATCTTCGGCGGCGGCAGGCACTTCTCGGGCGCACCGACTGTCAGCGGGACGACTATCTGATGTCAGCCCGTTCCGCATCCAAACAGGCTCCGGTCGGCGGTTGGGATACGCGTGAGGCGCTGGCGGACATGCCGAAAGACCGCGCGCCGATTATGGATAACTGGTTTCCGAGTACGGACCGGTTGACGGTGCGACGGGGCTACGAATCCTATGCAACGGGCATGTCGGGGGCGATTGAGAGCCTCCTGCGGTATTCGCCGAAAAGTGGATCCGATGAACTGTTCGCCGCGAATGACGGCAAGATTTACGATGTCAGCGATAGCGGGGCAGTGGGGGCGGCGAAGGTCTCGTCTCTGTCAAACGACCGCTGGCAGCAGGCGCAGCTCGGCACGACGAGCAACCATTACCTGTTCGCCTTCAACGGCACAGACACGCCTCGCCTGTACGATGGCACCACATGGGGAACGACGACCTTTACCGGCCCGACGGTCGCCAACCTGATTTGGGGCAACCTGCATCAGCGGCGCTTGTGGTTCGGTGAGGAAAACAGTCTATCGGCATGGTATCTGGCGGTTAATTCGATCGCCGGCACAGCGGCGGAATTCAGCCTTGCCGGCGTTGCCACGCTTGGCGGCTACCTGATGGGAATGGGGACGTGGAGCCGTGATGCCGGAGACGGCGCGGACGATGTGGCCGTATTCCTAACCTCTGAGGGCGAAGCGATTGTCTACCGGGGCACCAACCCTGCCTCCGCCGCCGATTGGGCGCTTGTGGGGGTGTTTCGGATCGGCAAGCCGATAGGCCGGCGTTGCATGATAAAGCACGGCGCTGACCTGATTATGGTGACGGAGGACGGGTTTGTTTCGGCGAACAGCATCCTCAGTCTTGACCGGGCGCAGGCGGAGCTAGGGGCGCTCTCGGCGCAGATAAACAAGGCGGTTAACGACGCGGTGCGGTCGAAGGGGTCTTTATTCGGGTGGGAGCCTTTCCTGTACCCGCGCGGCACCATGATGATGTTCAATATCCCGCAATCGGCGACGGCCTCGCATCAATACGTGTTCAATACGATCACGGGCGCGCCGTGCAGATTCACGAATATCAATGCTGTTTGCTGGCAGTTGATGAATGACGACGCCTATTTCGGCGGCGCTGACGGCGTTGTTTACAAGGCGGATACCGGATCGTCGGATAACGCGACCGATATCGAGGCAGATTGCCTGGAGGCGTTCGACTATTTCGGATCGCCCGGGACGAACAAGGCTTTCAAGATGGCCGAGCCTATTTTCGAGGCAGACGGCCCGCCATCTCCGGCGCTTGATATGAATGTCGATTTTACGGTTGCGACCCCTCTTGCGCAGGCCGTGGCATCACCGTCCACAAACCTCGCCCGGTGGGATGAGGCATTGTGGGATGAGGCGGATTGGGGCGGTGCTGACTTGGTGTACCGGGGTTGGCGCGGTATTCGAGGAATAGGGCGTTCTGGCGCGCTCCGGGTGCGGATTTGCACGCAGACGAACGCCGTGTCGTGGATCGCGACGAACTACACGTATGTGCCTGGCGGGATGCTGTGAACCTTATATATGGCTATGACGAAGTCGTGGCGGAGTGGGTGGCAGAGCGTATACCGCATGTGGGTGCGTCGGGGTTTGGGCTGTGCTCCGCTATTGGAATTGCGACGGACACTGCCCTGATCGGCGGCATGGTCTATCACGACTATCAGGAAGAGTTCGGGACTATCCAGCTAAGCATTGCGACGACCTCCCCAATGTGGGCGAGGAAAGAGATTATCCGTGACCTGCTGGCGTATCCGTTCTTCCAGCTTGATTGCTTCAAGGTTTGGGCCGCCGTCCCTGCGGATAACGAGCCAGCCATCAAAACAAATATCCACGCCGGCTTCACAAAAGAAGCTGTTTTAGCACACCAGTTCGGGCGAAAGCGTCACGCGGTTATCTGCCGGATGCTCAAGACGGACTTCATCAAAAAATACGGATTATCCAATGGGTAAGAAATCATCGACCGCCCCGGCTGCGCCTGACCCGGCAGCGACTGCGGCAGCACAAGCTACCGCCAACAAAGAAACCGCGATTGCCAACGCGAATATCAACATGGTCGATCAGATCACGCCCTATGGTGATCTCAAGTTTTCCGAGCGCGGGGAAGCGTCAGACGGCACGCCGCAATACACGGCGACACAGACGCTTGCGCCCGATCAGCAGCGCCAACTGGACCTGACGAACCAGGCTGGCATCAAGTACGGTGAGACGGCGAATGCACAGCTAGGGAATGTCTCCGAAAAGTTGTCTGCGCCGCTGAGCTTCGATCATCTCGGGGCCGCGCCGACGATAAACGAGGATACCCGCCAATCCGTCCGGGACAGCATGATGGGGCGGCTTAACGAGGATTTTGCGCGCGATGAGGATTCGCTGCGGACGCGCCTGGTTAACCAGGGCCTCAATGTTGGCACGGAAGCCTATGATCGCGAATTCGACCTGCTGAACCGCGGTAAGAACGACGCACGGCTCGCCGTGGACAACCAGGCGCTTTCACAGGCGGGGCAGTTGTACGGGCTGGAGAGTTCCGCCCGCAATTCGGCCATCAATGAACTTTCGATGGCACGACAGCAGCCGTTGAACGAACTGGCAGCGATGCTTTCCGGCTCGCAGGTGCAAGGCCCGCAGTTTGTGAATACGCCACAGACGAACATGGCCGCCCCGGACCTGTTGGGCGCGACCTATGCGAGCCATAACAGCGCGCTGAACAATTACAATCAGGGGCAGGCCAATAACAACGCCATGATGGGCGGGTTGTTCGGATTGGGCGGTTCTATCTTGTCGGGCGGTTCTATGCCCGGCGGTTTCTTGGGATTCTGATATGCTTAAACTCCCCGGTTCTCAGTACATCGATCCGCGCTTGCAGCTTTCGCAGCAGCTAATCACGCAAGGCACAGATACATCACCGGTTCAGCATTTGACGCAGGGCCTCGCCCGCATGGCGCAGGCGGGTCTTGGCGGGTATATGCGCGGGAAGGCCGTAAGGGACCGTGACAGCGCCCGTGAAGCGATGCTGCGCGGCCTGAGCGCGAGACAATGGGATATCCCTGAAGGCGAAATCGTTCTCAGCGCAGACGGCTACGAGATGGAACCGGGAGAGGCTGAACGCAATGCGGCGCCTGCGGGCGGTTATGCCGGCGCACTGGCTGCACTGAACGGCCTGAAGGGTAACCCTAACGCCGCAGCGATGGCGCCGCATTTGGCGCTACAGGATTTTCACCAGCGCCAGGCAATGCAGCAGAAGGTGGCAGACCGGAAGGCGGCGCTTGGCGACGCGAAGGAAATCGCGAAGTTCAAGGCCAATCTAAAG